AGTTTGATTCTAATCTTGCCGACTACATGGATGACTCAGAGCTTCAAAAAATTGCTGGCGACATTATGGAGTTAGTTGAAGCAGACATTAACTCCCGCAAAGATTGGGTTGATACTTATGTTAAGGGGCTTGATGTTCTTGGGTTGCGCTATGACAACGTGACAGAGCCTTGGGATGGTGCTTGTGGTGTGTTCTCCACACTGCTTACCGAAGCTGCAATTCGCTTCCAAAGCGAATCAATTATGGAGACTTTCCCCGCTGATGGACCTGTAAAAACTAATATTATTGGTGCATCCAGTCCTGAAATTGAAGAAGCGGCTAAACGTGTAGAAGCTGATATGAACTATCAGCTAACAGACAAAATGCCTGAGTACCGTTCGGAACATGAACGTGCGTTATGGGGTGTGGCGTTAGCCGGTTCATCATTTAAAAAAGTTTATTACGACCCGTCACTTGAACGGCAAGTATCGTTTTATATACCCGCCGAGGACATAATCCTTCCTTATGGTGTGACAAACATCAGACGTACAGATCGCCTCACGCATGTGATGCGGAAAACTAAAAATGATATTAAACGCTTGCAGGTCAGCGGTTTTTATTGTGACGTAGATATTGGTGAACCCTACGCTAATCAGACTGATATTGAGAAAGCCAAGGCACAAAAAGAAGGTGTTGAGCAAACCAAAGATGAGCGGTATCAGATATACGAAGTGCATATTGAGTACGACTTGCCCGGATACGAAGAAGATTTACCGTTGCCCTACGTCATTACCATTGATAAGGGGACTAATAAGGTTTTAGCAATTCGTCGTAATTACCGTGAAGATGACCCACGCAAAGCAGCAAGACAACACTTTGTACACTACATGTATGTCCCCGGTTTTGGGGCGTATGGCTTTGGGTTGATACATATTATTGGTGGCTACGCCACAGCAGGCACCATGCTGATTCGTCAGTTGGTTGACGCGGGTTCTTTATCTAATCTTCCGGGTGGTTTGAAATCCAGAGGTCTGCGTATCAAAGGTGACGATACGCCAATTGCTCCCGGTGAGTGGAGAGACGTAGATGTTCCGGGTGGTGTAATCAGGGACAACATCTTACCGCTGCCATATAAAGAACCAAGCCAAACACTTCTTGCTTTGTTGAATCAAATAACCGAAGAAGCACGAAGGCTCAGTGGTATGGCTGATATGAAGATCAGCGATATGTCGAGTCAGGCTCCGGTAGGCACTACGCTAGCCCTCTTAGAGCGGCAGTTAAAAACAATGGGTGCAGTACAAGCTCGCATCCATGCAGCGATGAAAGAAGAGTTTAAGCTGTTAAAAGAAATTATCAGAGAATACACAAGTCCAGACTATAGTTATGTACCCCAAGATGGCACACCACAGGTTAAAGCTGAGGATTACGATGTAATTGAAGTAATTCCTGTATCCGACCCTAACGCTTCAACAATGGCCCAACGGGTTGTGCAGTATCAAGCTGCCTTACAGCTTGCTCAGGGTGCGCCCCAGCTTTACGATCTTCCACGGCTTCACAGGCAGATGCTTGACGTACTTGGCATTCCTAACGCTGACAAACTTGTGCCGCTGCCTGACGACCAGAAGCCCAAAGACCCAATCACTGAAAATATGAACGTGCTTAAAGGCACACCGCTGAAAGCATTTATTTATCAAGATCATCAGGCACATATCACAACGCATATGACCTTTTTGCAAGACCCAAGCATTATGCAGACTATTGGGCAGAACCCGATGGCAGTACAGATGCAGGCTGCAATGATGGCTCACGTTGCTGAGCATTTAGGATTTAGATATAGGCAAGAGATTGAACAGCGTGTGGGTGCACCGCTACCGGGACCGGAGCAAGATATTTCTGAAGCCGAAGAACTTGCAATGGCTAAATATGTGGCAGAAGCAGCTCAACAAGTATTGCAAATACATCAAGCCCAAGCTGCTCAACAACAAGCTCAAGCAATTGCTCAAGATCCTCTGGTTCAAATGCAACAACAAGAACTTCAAATTAAAGGAATGGAGCAGCAACGCAAAGCTGCTAAAGATCAAGCCGACGTTGCGCTTGCACAGGGCCGACTACAAAACGAGAAAGAACGTATACAGCTTGAAGCACAGAAAGAAAACATTCGACTGCAAAGCCAAGATAAACGGGATGATAAAAAGATCCAAGCTGATTTGCTTAAATCTGCAATGAAACGGGGTAACCAATAATGGCAAATGAACGAATGATGCTTGACCATTTATTTAATAAATTAAAAGAACGCGAACGTGAAGTAAGTGAGTCTATTGCCGAAGGTGGGTGTAAAGATTTTGCTGAATATAGGAATTTGTGTGGCGTTATCCAAGGTCTGCGCCGTGCAAGAATAGAAGTCCAAGACCTTGTGCAACGGTATGAGGAATTTGAGAATGACTGAACTAGAAGAAGCGCAGGAAAAAGCTAAACAACTGCCGCATGTTAAAGGGTATAAAATTTTATGCGCTCTACCAACAATTGAAAATAAATTTGACAGCGGTATTATTAAAGCTGATGCAACATTAAAGTATGAAGAGTTATTGAGCAACGTACTTTTTGTTGTATCACTGGGTGATATGGCTTACGCTGACAAGAATCGTTTTCCAACAGGACCGTGGTGTAAACCGGGAGATCTTGTGATTACTCGCGCTAATACAGGCACAAGACTTAAAATTCACGACCGTGAATTTAGGATTATTAACGATGATTCCGTTGAAGCGGTGGTCGAAGACCCCCGTGGTATCCAACGTGCATGAGGTAAAATATGGACCAAACTGAATTTAAATTCCCTGATGAAAAAGTTTCCGAACAAACAAAACAAGCTAAGGACGATGCTGTTGAGTTTGAGATTGAAGTGGTTGACGATACGCCTAACCCAGATAAAGGGCGTAAACCACTTGAAGAGCCAGTTGGTGAAGTAACCGACGATGAGCTTTCCAAATATGATGAGAGTGTTCAGAAGCGAATTAAAAAACTGTCGCATGGATACCACGATGAGCGTCGGGCTAAAGAAGCCGCCTTACGTGAACGGGAAGAGGCTTTAAGGTTTGCTCAACACATTATTGATGAAAATAACAGCCTTAAAAAGAATCTTGGGGATCACACTACGCTTCTTGTAGGTACGGCTAAGCAAAACGCTGAGTTTGCATTAGAACAAGCGCGGTCTAAATACAAGGCTGCATATGATGCCGGGGACGCTGATCAGATTATTGCTGCCCAAGAAGAAATGACGCAAGCCAAACTTCGTTTGGATAAAGTAGAAAATTTTAGGCCACCCCCTTTACAAGAACGCCAATTTCCTGTAAATATACAACCACAGTCCGTTCCAGAGAATAAAGCCGATCCCAAAGCGCTTGCGTGGCGTGAAGAAAATCAGTGGTTTGGGAGAAATAGGCTTATGACTGCCTTCACTTTGGGACTGCACGAACAATTGGTTGAAGAAGGCGTTGATCCAACCTCGGATGACTATTACGAGAAGATCAATAAAACCGTGCGTAGTAAGTTTCCCGAAAGCTTTTCTGGCGAGGAGAAACCAAAACGGACAAGCAGTAATGTTGTAGCCCCAGCAAGCCGAAACGTTGCACCTAAAAAAATCACGTTAACGCAAACTCAGGTTGCACTTGCTAAGAAGTTGAAGATTCCCCTTGAATTATATGCCCGGAAAGTGGCGGAAGGAATGACACAAAATGGCTGAGAATAAATTGGCTGCTGAAACCCAAAATCGCGGTAAACGTGAATCGGATACTCGTGAAACTGTTGAGCGTCCTCGTAGCTGGGCACCTCCCACGCTGCTGCCTGACCCTACTCCAGAATCAGGGTACAAATATCGCTGGATTCGCGTTTCTATGATGGGCCAGTCTGATCCCCGTAATGTGTCAACTAAACTGCGCGAAGGCTGGGAACCTGTTAAAGCTGAAGATCACCCTGAAATTTCTGGTTATTTAGATAATGACAACCAACGTTTCAAAGACAACATTGTTGTCGGTGGCCTGATGCTTTGCAAAACCCCAACGGAACTCGTTGAGCAGCGCAATGACTTTTATCATAAGCAGGCTGATGCTCAAATGCGTTCTGTTGACAACAATTTTATGCGCGAGAATGATCCACGTATGCCTCTGTTTGCAGAGCGTAAATCATCGGTGACATTCGGACGCGGCAATCAACAATCTAAGGAGTAATTCCAAATGGCTTACCCGACTATTGATAGACCATATGGTCTAAAACCGGTCAATTTGATCGGTGGTCAGGTGTTTGCTGGAGCAACTCGTCAACTCGTCATTGCTAACACTACTGGTACAGGGTACGGCACTAGCATTTTTTATGGCGATTTGGTGAAAATTGTTTCGGGGGGCACCATTGAAAAAGATACTGGGACTACCACTGCAACCCCTTGCGGTGTGTTTCTCGGATGTCAATACGTTAGTGCAGCAACACGACAACCTACTTTTGCACAGTATTACCCAGCAAGTTTGTCTGTCGTAAGCGGATCTATTATTTACGCTTATGTTGCTGATGATCCTGATCAACTGTTCAAAGCAGTGCTAGTTGCTGGTACTACAGTAAATAATACTTCTTCTGGTCTTTCTGTAGCCTTTTTAGGCCGCACAATGATTGGTAGTAACGCACAGCTTGTTCAAAACACCACTTATGATGGTACTAATGGTAACGCGCAAACAGGCGATTCGACGGTTGGCATTTACAGTGCGGCTGGCGCAACTACGACTGATACGCTTCCTATTCGTATTATTGATGTGGTTCCCGATACTGCTAATTCCAGTGGTAATTTCTGCGAGTTTATTGTTAAGTTCAATGCACCGAACGTAACAGGACAGACAGTTGCCAACGGGCATCAATATCTCAACCCAACTGGCGTATAAGGGGAAACTTAAATGGCTATTTCACGCGCACAACTACTGAAAGAGCTGCTCCCCGGCCTGAACGCCCTGTTCGGTCTGGAGTATGCGAAGTATGGCGAAGAGCATAAGGAGATCTACGAAACGGAGACTTCCGAGCG